GGCGTCGCCCCGGCGACCGCCTCGAAGTTCGCCGCGAAGATCGAAGCGCCGAAGGCGGCTCCGGCTGCCGAGACGAAGACGGCCACGCAGGTCGACGCTGACCGGCTGATGCAGCGTCATGCGCCGAACGTGTCGGACGACGGTGGCAGCGAAGCGAACGCCGATCCGAAGGCCGCGCGCTTGGCCGAGATCAGCGGCTCGATGAAGGCGTTCAACGCCTCGCGCGGCTTCAAGGCCAAGTAACCAACCCCTTCACCGATAGGAGGACAGCATGGCTGTCGACAACTGGAATCTTCCGTATCCCGTGCGGACGGGCGACGCTGACAGCGTCGCGACGCACGTCAACCTTGAAATGCCGGGCTCGCGTCCGAAGTTTCAGAACTTCACCCTGACCGCTGGTCAGGTCTACGCCAAGGGCTCCGTGCTCGGCCAGGTGGCGGCGAACAGCAAGCTCAAGCTTGCGGCCGCTGCGGCTGGCGACGGATCGCAGAACCCCATCGCCGTCCTGAACACCGATGTCGACGCCACGGCGGGCGATGTCACGTTCGACGTGATGGTGAGCGGAGCTGTCCTGAACCCGAACGCGCTCGTTCTCGGTGTGGGCACCACTCTCGCCGTCGCGCAAGCCGCGCTGAACGGTCGCGGCTTCGCGTTCCGGACGCCGGGCTTCTCCGGCTAATCGCCTTTTCGTTCGTCATCCTAAGCAGACGCGGCCGTCCCTCGGGGCGGCCGTTTTGCTTTCCAGCTCCCAAAGGGACTACCACATGACTATCCAACTCTCGCGCTACGAAACGTGGGAACTCGACGCAATGGTCGAGCAGTTGGAGCGCCCCAATCCGTGGCTGCTCCGCACGTTCTTCGGCCGTTCGAAGTTCTTCGACACCAAGCAGATCGAGTTCGACATCGTTGATCGCGGTCGCCGCATGGCTCCGTTCGTCGCGCCCACCGTTGCGGGCAAGCCGATGGTCCGCGAGGGCTACCGGACCCGCACGCTCACCCCGGCCTACATCAAGCCGACTGCGCTGGTTCGTCCCGGCGAAGCGTTCACCCGCCTGCCGGGCGAGGGCGCTTACGGCGGCGTGATGACGCCGAAGCAGCGTTTCGACAAGATCGTCGCGGAGTACCTCGCGCTGCATGAGGACATGATCGACAACCGCTTGGAGTGGATGGCCGCGCAGACTCTCGTCAACGGCGCGATCACCATCTCGGGCGAGTCGTATCCGACCGTCACCGTCGATTTCGGCCGCGATCCGTCGCTGCACGTCACCCTCACGGGTGGGGCAACCTGGGACCAGTCGACCTCGGCCCCGCTCGAAGACATCGAGAACGCGTCGCTGAACGTTCGCCAGATCAGCAAGGGCGCAATCGTGACCGATCTGGTCATGAGCGGCTCCGCGTGGAATCTTCTGAAGCGCAATCAGGAGATCACCGACCTGATCGACATCCGCTTCCGGCGCGACCTGAACGGCGCTACCTCCATCGACGGTGGCCCGCGCACGAACCTGAACGAGCCGGTTTACGTCGGCACGCTTCAGGGCCGGATCGACATGTGGGTGTACGACTCGTACTACCTCGACGACAACGGCGCTTCGCAGCCCTACATCCCGGCGAACACCGTGATCGGCATCGCGACCGGCGCGCTGGAAGGCACGCAGTATTACGGCGCGATCCTCGATCTCGACGCCGAGATTCAGGCGCGTCGGTCCTTCAGCAAGTCGAAGGTGCTGTTCAACCCGTCCGGTCTCGAACTGGTCACGCAGTCGGGTCCGCTGCTCGCGCCTCGGCGTCCCAACGCGATGTTCGTGCTGACCGTCAAGTAAGGTCAGGCAGCTCACTCGCCTTACGCCTCGCTCTCGTTTGAGGGCGAGGCGTTCCTTTTATCCCCCGCTAGGAGAACTCCGATGGTTAAGGTTGTCACCACCAAGAGCGTGACCTTCACGACCCCTGTGCTTGACGCTAAGGGCAAGCCGCAGATGACCAAGCTCAAGTACAACAAGCGTGAGATCGAAGCTCCGCTTGTCGACCACCAACGTCACTTGGCTGGCACGGTGATCGAGGTCGACAAGGAATTTGCCGCCGATCTGATCGCGCGCAAACTGGCACGCGTGCCGGATGTCGCTCTCGATGACGTGGTCGATCCGATCAAGCAGACCGAGACCCAGGCACAGGCCGACCCCCTCGCTTAACGCGCGGGGCTTCGGTCCCCGTCTAGCTCGGTAGGACACCATGTCTAACACGATTGCATCAATGACGGTTGACGATCTCAAGACGACCCTTCGCGATGTCATTCGCGAAGAACTGAGCGCAGTCGGTATTCTGGCGACAACTGCCGAGCAACGCGTGAAGACGCAGAGCGATTTCGACTTCCTGCGTCGGGTTCATTCCATGTGGGAAAGCTCGGTCAACAAAGTCGGAACGGCTGTTGTGCTCGCCGTCATGGGGCTCGCGGCAACGCTGGTTGGCCTCGGGTCCATCAAGTTCGGGAAGTAAGCCATGCTCGTCTATTCTACACAGGTACAGCCGGATTGCCGGTCTGTGGTCGTTCCGGCCTGCGAGCCGGACGTAAATGCGGAGCAGGGTGCCGACATTCCGGCGCTCGCCTGTTTCCAGCTCCGGCTCCGCGACACCATCGACTACAAGGTCGACTTCTCGCAGTGGCTTCAGGCCAACGGCAACGCGCAGCTCAACGCGGCGAACTTTGCAGCGGCGTCGAACAGCCCGTCGACGCCGAGCATCACAGGCCAATCCTTCAGCCCGGCCGGTAAGACGGTCGTCGTTTTGAAGGCCGCCGACAATGCCAAGGTCGGCGACGCTTACTGGCTCGACGTGACCGCGACCGTTGCGGCCGTCGTGGCTGCGAGCGCGGCCGATGTCGCCATCCCTGCACGCACCATCGTACGGCGCATCCATGTCGTCGTGGCCAGCGGTTAGTTTCTTCGACGACGAAGCGGAAAGCACCAGGGGCATCATCGAAGAGCACGGAGAGAAGTTCACGCTGCAACCGTACAAATCGGGCGGCGTGAACTTCCCGCGCGTGATCGACCTCTCGCGCCAGGGTTACGACTTCATGGCGGTCTTTGAGCAGACCCCGCGAGAGGTCAGCCTCGGCATGGAGGAAGTGAAGGTCTCCACGCGCTCGCCGTGTCTTACGGCGCTTGTCTGCGACGTGCCGGGCCTCGTCCAAGGTGATCGAGTGCTCCGCGCTCTCAATGGTGAGCTGTTCGAGGTCACCGACGTAAAGCCGGATGGGCTGAGCGGCGTCGAGATTCACGTCGTCCAACTAGGGAGAGCAAAGCTATGAGCCTGTCGCGCTTGATGCTGCGCGCCCTGGCGTGCGTCGCCTTGCAGAAGCAACCGAGCGACGCCGTCGCGCCGACGATGGCAGAAGACCGTGTGTTCGACAGCCGGATCGACCCGTTCGTCTTCAAGGACTACAGCAAGCCGATGCCCGGCATCATCGTCTACACGGACGACGACACGGGCGATCTCATCAATCGAGGCAGCGGCTCCGGACCCTACCGGCGATGGGTCGATCTGCGCGTCGAGATCGTGATCGGTAGCTTCGACACGGAGATCATCGACAACGTCCAGAACGTTGTCTTCGACACGCCGATGACCGATGCCGAACTCGAAGCGCAGTTGGACCTCTTCGAGGCGCAGGTGAAGTGGGCGCTGTGGCAACTGCCGGGGCGATCCTACTCGGATGCTCTGCGAGCCTTCGTGGTTCGCATCGAGAGCATCCAATCGCACGCAACGCGCGATGAGGCCAACAACAAGTTCGCGTCGCGCCGTATCCACTTCAAGTGCGAGATACCGGACGACTGCCCGCCAACAGCCTACGGGCTGATGCCGAACGAGAAAATCCCCGAGCTGATCCCGTTCTGTGACGATCTCTCGAAATTCCCGGCACCGTGGATCGTGCCGATGCTGCAAGCCATGTGCAGCTCGCCGAGCATGCAGAACGTGCTCAACGTGCTCGGTGGCAACAAGAACCCGACTGTCTACCTCCCGCTGCTCCGCCAGATCGGGATCAAGGTCGACGCCATTGGCCCCGAAGCAGACCCGAATCTTCTGGCTGCGCAGGGCAAGAAGCATGGCCCCGATGGGCGCATCGAGGTCGACAACACATTGGAGCTTCCATGACGCAAGCTGTGACTGTGCGCCCCGTTCAGGGGCGTTTGATCTTGATGCCCGAAAGGGATTTCCAGCCCGTGCCCGCTGAGGGCGTGCTGGTCGAGCGCAACGCGTTCTATGCGCGTGCAATCAAGCAGGGCGATCTCGAAGTCGTGCCGGATGCTCCGGCCGCGACGCCGGTCCCCGCCGTTTAAACCGAACTAATTGAGGGGCTAGATGCCTATCCAGTTCAACCAAATCCCCGGCAACATCCGGGTCCCCTTCGTTCGCTTCGAAGTGAACGCGGGGCAGGCTCCGTACTCTTCGATCCAGCGCCTTGTGCTGATCGGTCAGAAGACCGCTGCGGGCTCCGCCGTCGCCGACGAACCGCTGCTCGTCACCCAGAACGAAGACGCGTTCTTCGGTACCGGCTCGATGCTGGCGGCGATGTATAAGATCGCCCGCGCGAATGCTCCGCTTCAGGAGATTTGGGCGATCCCGCTGGCAGACGCCACGGGCGGCGCGACCGCCGCGACTGGTAGCGTGACGGTCTCGACCGCCCCGACTTCTTCGGTCAGCATCGTGCTCTACATCGGCGGTTACCGCATCTCCGTGCCGGTCAACGCGCTGATGACCTCGGCGAACTGTGCCACCGCAATCGCTGCGGCGATCAACGCGTGCCCCGGTATCGTCGTGTCCGCTGCGGTCGACGGCACCACCGCGTCGAAGGTGAACATCACCGCTCTGAACAAGGGCAGTCTCGGCAACGGCATTCGCATCGAGACCAATCTGAATGCTGGCGACGGCAACGCCGCTGACGTTCTGACCACGATTGTCCAGCTCACGGGCGGCAACGGCGATCCCGATATCACCAACGCTATCGCCAACATGGGCGACGAGCAGTGGGATTGGATCGTGATGCCCTACTGCATCGGCGCGACGCTGACGCAGATGGAGGCCTGGCTGGATGCGCGTTGGGGTCCGATGTCGCAGATGTACGGTCACCAGATCACGTCGATGTCCGGCACCGCTGGCACCGTGCAGACGTTCACGTCGGCGCGCAACTCCTGGCACACGTCGATCATGCCGGTCTACAATGCGCCGCAGCCGACCTATCTGTGGGCCGCCGCTGTGGGTGCGCAGACCGCGCAGCACTTCCAGGCTCCGCCCGAGCTGTCGCGTCCGCTTCAGACCGTCGAACTCATCGGCATCCTCCCGCCGAAGTCCATCGGCGATCAGTGGAGCACGTTGCAGCGCCAGAGCTTCTACTTCAGCGGCGCGTCGGGTTATCGCGTGCAGGACGGTGCGGTCCAGATCGACCGGCTCATCACCACCTACCAGCGCAACGCCTGGGGTTCGCCCGACCAGTCGTGGCTCAACGTCAACACCATCGCTCAGCTCACGTACGGCCTGCGCTACATCATGGCCTACATGACGCAGACGTATCCGCGTGCGGCGCTGGTCGACAAGAACCCGAACAACCTTCAGGGCTTCGCCACGGCGGACGACCTGAAGAACGCGTTCATCCATGCGTACAAGCTGCTCGAAGACGACGGTGTGTTCGAGAACTCGGACCTGTTCGCGCAGTTGCTCATCGTCGAGCGCAACGCCGACAATCCGGATCGCGTGGACACGTTCCTGCCGCTGGATCACGTCAACCAGTTGCGCGTCCTGGCGGTGAACGCCACGTCGTACCCGCAGTTCCCGACTGCCTAAGCGGTCAGGTCTGTAAGCTCACACTCATCGCAATCCGCGAAAACGCCGTCCTTCGGGGCGGCGTTTCGCTTTGCGTCAAAGGAACCACACTATGGTTGATTGCTGCTACGCGGCGGGCGGTCTCGTCCGCATCACCGCCAACGGCGCGCAATGGTCGGCGCGGTCGTCGGTCACTGTCGAGCCGACCAACTTCGAGCGCACGGTCGCATCCAATCAGGATGGCACCATCTATACGACCACGAAGCCCGTGCCCGCGAGCGCGGAGATCGTGCTGTCGGATAGCTGCGACATGGACCTCGACGCGGTCATGTCGTGCCCGCTCGATGTCACCATCGAACTGACCCAGGTTCGACGCCGCTACATGTTCACCAAAGCCGTCGTTGTGGGGCGACCGAAGATCGACACCGAGACCGGCGCGATCTCCGGCCTGACCATCACGTCCGGCAACGTGACACAGACCAAGTTCTGAGGACTGACCGATGGCCCGCAACATCAAGCTCAGCAAGCCGCTGAAGACCCACGACGGCGAAGTCATGGAGTTGAAGCTTCGTGATCTCACCGCTCGCGACATCGCAACGATGCGCGAGTCTCCATACAAGGTCATTCAGCGCAAAGACGACGGCACCGTCGAGCTGGAAATTCGCTACGACAAAATGATGGCGTATCTGTCGCTGCTTTCCGGCGTCGACGATCTCATCCTCGGTGATCTGTCCGGCACCGATTTCCAGAGCGCCTGCAACGTCGTCGGCGAGGTCTGGAACGGCCTGGGGGAATAGCCGGTCGTGCCAACTATCTGGTCGTGATGCGCGTCGATACTCCGACGAACATCATGACCATGACCCCCGCAGAACTCCGCTATTGGTACGACATAACGAAGCGGAACGAGAAGTTGATGGCTGAAACGAGGTAAGCCGACATGCAGACTTTCCAGACCGCCGCCGTGGTCGGCCTGATCGACAATATGTCGGGGCCTCTGAAGCAGTTATCCAACCAGGCGAAGCAGGCCGCGAAGCAAATAGAGCTGATGAAGCTCGACGCTTCCGGCCTGAACCAGTACAATCGCGGACTAGTCGACGCGAACTCCCAGGCGAGGCAGCACCTTTCGCATCTCCACTCCATCAAGGCGGCGTGGCGTGAGGTCGGCGGCATCGTTGCGGGGGTCGCGTCGAGCTACGCGCTGCACAAGGCGGCGGACGCCGTCAAGAATTACATCCCGCTCGAACGCGAGAATCGCTACATGCGAGCGGTCGGCGTCCAGCGCGACGAGAACGGGAAGATCAGCGGCTACGGGTATAGCCAGTCTGAGATGGCTGGCCTGCTCGCGCAACAGCGGCGCGGCGCGTTCGATTACGGCGAAAGCCCGATTGACGTAGCTCACGCGCAGATGGCGTTCGCGCAGCGGCAAATCTCGGCGCGTACCTCGCAGATCATGACCGACCAAGCGCTCATCCTGTCGAAGGCGCTCGGCACGTCGGTCAAAGACGCGGCGGTGATCCTCGAAGGCTCGATCTTCGCGAAGGGTCACTCGCACGAATTAGAGGGCGATCCGTCGAAGGCCAAAGCCATCGCCAAGCGGTATGCCGACATCGCCGCCGTCATGTCTAAGTCCGGCGCGATGACTGCCGAGGACATCACGCAGTTCGGCAAGTATGCCTACTCGGGCGCGAGCGCGGCAGGCATCTCGGACACCACGGTCGCCGCCATCGGTATGGCGTTGAAACGCGCGAACATGCCGGGCCAAGAGTCCGGTACGATGGTTCGGCAGTTGGCGTCGCGTGTTCTGTCGCCGACGCGAGAAGGCCGCCAGTCGGCTATCGCGAACGGTATCGACATCGACTCGTTCAGCACGCACGGCCATCTCGACGCCGAGGGCCTGAGCGGCCTGGTGCGCGAACGGTTCGGCAAGACCATCAAGGGTGCGACGCAGAAGGCGATCAACGATGAGCTGACCAACGAGGACAGCGACATCGCGGGCAACAAGGGCAAGTTCGTCGAGTTCATCACGAACAAGCTCGAAAAAGAGATGGACATCACGAAGCCTCGCGACCGCGAACGTCTGGCGAAGGCTGCCGGTGACTACTGGCAGTACAAGCGCGAGGGCGTCAACGGC